CCAATCACAACCCAAAGAAGTAACACAATACCGTATCCGATTAAGAAGAACGGTAGGGTCAATAGAGCCAAAATGGTCGTAGAGGTAGAGCCTCCCAGTTCCGAGTGTTTCGTTGAAGGCTTTGGTGATTTGTTCATCGGTAAGGTCTCCACGGTCAATGTGAATAGGGTGATTAAGATGTATGCCAACGTATCGTCGCGCACTCCTAAGGTTATTCTCTTCCAAGTTAAAGACACAGACTTTCTGTCCCTGCTCGACACAGAACTTATATATCTGCTCTCCAATCGCGGTGCTTTTACCACTGCCTGTCCCTGCACACCACACAACCATTTCTCCTTTTCTAGCGCCAAGGATGTTTTCATTGAGACAAGGAAAAGAGTAGTCAATACTGTCTACCTTAGGGTCTTCTAATACAGGAGTTAGTAAAGTGTCTCCATTAACAATTCCGTCTGGTTCATATTCCTTAGCTTGGTACACCATACTAACTATGGCCTTAGAGTCTCCAGCTTGGAGGGCCTCATTAGCATCCTTATAACCAGATATAGTGCCTATCTTCCCAACTCTGGGTGGAAGTAGTTGAACATCTCTTAGAGCTGCTTTCCTACCGTGGTCATCATCGTCATAACAGAAGATAACTGTCTCGAACGTGAGAAGCCATGATAGTTGAGCTCTTACTACTTTGTTACCAGACTCACAACCATTGGGGAGACTAACAGCAGGCCAATCCCTAACCTGTATATAGGAGAGAGCATCATACTCACCCTCGAAAATAACTAGCAACTTATTATTACCACCCCATTTCTCCTGAAAGAGAAACCTATTGTCAGGGTTAGTACCGTGCATTAAGAAGTTCTTACCTTGCTTTCTAATCTTGTAGCCAGTAAGAACTCTTTCGTTGCTATAGATAGGGGCAAAGTAAGCAGGTTCACCACCGTGCTTACCTTTTATGTAACCAGCTTGTTGATTAGTCTTAGCTTTAATACCTCTAGTAGGTATATCTACATACTCACCCACTATTGGGTCAATCTCTTGCCCCGTTGGTTTAGTTGAAGTCATTGTTGGAAGGGAGGAAGGGTCAGAGAATACTTGAAAATTACAGCCAGGAGTAAAACATTTTTGACTCCCGTTGTCCCAAACGGATAGGTTATCTCTTGAACCACACCACGGGCAAGCTGTGTGAATAACAGACATTTAAAAAGCTCCAGGTGGGGATCTCCCTGGAGCCTTTCTGGTAACCCTTTCCTTTACCACTTGAACTATAACAGAGTCCAGCGATGAGGCAAATGAGGTCCACGACACCAGGGAATATTGTGTTTGTCACACCACATTGCGTAAGTCATCTTGGCTGTCTTACTTAATTTTTGGTGTGGCTTTTGGAAGCACATTCTGATATCTACATCAGGGTGTTGTTCCTTGAAGATACGCAAGAGTCTGCGATCTTCTGCGTCAAAGTAACCCTTCACTTCTATGACTCTTATTGTCCCTTCTTCATTACTAAGAATGAAGTCAGGAGTATAAGAACGTGGGATCACTACGTCGTACTTTTTAGTTTCGTACTCATAACTGACCCCACATTTGTCAAGATCTTTGGCTACCTCTGATTCAAAGCCCGATCTAAATCCATCTTTAGTACGTTTACCATACTTGTGAAAGCGTCGAGCCATCTACTCTAGAAATCTTCTTCGTCTGATACGTTATCAGATTTCTTAGTAGCTTTCTTCTTAACACTAGGTTTCTTTTGTTTGAAACCATCAGTCTTAGAGAACTCTTTCTCAAGATCCAGTGCACCACTGTCTTTAGCAGCACCAGTAATAGCACTGATGACTTGAACAGCACGTGGTCTAATTCTCATACCACCTGAAGGACTCTTAGGTGAGTAAGGCATAAGAACAGTACTGACTAGTACAGTTGTACCTTCTCGCAATGATAGGTCTTCATCTAGTGGTTCAAGATCACCATCCACTACTGGAAACGGATGCTCTTCATACTTAGGTTTAGCTGTTAAACGTACAGTAATAGAGCCATCTTCATTCTCAATCCAAGGTTGATCGAAGAATCTCTTACTGTTTGTTTGCTTTTGATACCAACTACAGCAACCTTCATAAGCTTCAGTGAGTAGGTTTCTTAATTCTTCTGAGTCTTCAGATGAAACCCTAACTCTTATACGAAAATCTGATGGATCTCCTTTGTAGGTAGGAGGATCAAAGAAATGGGGAACAAAGCCTTCAAGGGCTCCGTAAATTTTTAGCTTGGTGTAAGCCATAGGTAAAAGAAAGAACTTCTAAACAGTAACCAGAAGAACGTAAAGTTTCATACCTGTTATGTGCCACTTGTTGTTGTGTCTATTGTTGTAGTGCATTTAAAGGGGTTTTCTTTAAAGTTTTAGTAGTAGTACCTTTAACTCACTACAAAAGTCTTAAGAGTTATACTACTGAAGTTACTTATTTACAGTTTATGAAGTTCGCAATCGCTCTAGCTGCTCTGCTAGGAGTAGGAACAGCTCCTGCCCTTGCTGGTGGCTTCTACGTTAATGCTGAAGCTAACTCAGGCTTCACTGGGTCAGATTACACATCCACTACTACAGATTTACATATTGGTTATGAAGGAAGCAACAGCGCTGGCACTGCCAGTTACTACATCCAAGGAGGACCAGCTTTCGTCGCTGATGACGGAGCTACTGATACTGACACTAACTTATCAGGCAAGCTTGGCGGTTCTGTCGCAGCTACTCCAAAGGTAGATATCTATGGAGAGATAGCACTACAAACTGCTGACTCTACTGATAATTCATACGCTACTAAGATTGGAGCTAAGTATAAGTTCTAGTGCCACATTAAGAAGTGGTAAACTATTAGTAGCAACGACTACCAGATCTGATAGCCTCTGCGTACGTTCATCCCCTTTCGGGACGCAGGCAACCTAACGATGGAACGGGCGTTAGGAAGTTTAGAGGCTAAGTCTTATGACTAAACTCGTCTATCGTGGAGTTGTTTACTACAGGTAAACTCTTAACCACATACTGCACTAGCTCCCCTAATCGGGAGCTTTTGTGGTTTTAATGGTCTGGCCTCTGTCCCTCATACAGTGATACGTGAGTACCATCTGGCCCAACAAAGAAGCAACTGCTATCTTTAATCTTTGGATAATCTTCTTGAAGGAGGTCTATGAATGCGCCGACCAAAGCTTGACACGTACCTGCCTCTAATACTGCTTTGTGCAGGTCTGTCTGCGCTTCCGCTACTGAGGATATCCTTTCAGACTCCTCCATCTCCCATACGATCTCATGTGATTCGTCAGCTTCATCCTCCAAGAACTCCATAGCGTTGAGTGATCTAGTCTCAAGTACCTTGAGTCTGGACATCAAGAGAGGTATGTACTGCCTAGCCACCTGCTTAAGTGGTCCATAGAACTTATCTTTTGCTGTCTTTACTGCCATACTTGGTAAGCATTTCTGCTTTCATTCTATGCTAGCCCACCTGTGGTCGACATACGGTAGCCCACTTGTGGTCGATATGAAATGAGACGCAGCATAGGCCATTATGATAGTTCATTTGTACTATAGGTAATAGTACTTATATGCTATTGATTCTCATTCTCAATAAGAAACATGATTGATGGACTCGCAGCCCTATTAGTTATTCTTATAGGTCTTTACTTAATCATTAGATTTTATAATCCTCATGACTAATACCCCTCCTCCTCAACACAAGCAAAGGTATTACTACATATTCTGGGCTATCGCTACGCTCACAGTATTGGGAGGACAGATACTTGTTGCTTGTTCTTATAGAGATCTAGCTCAAGCCTTGAGACAATCTCTATTGACATAAAAAAGCTCCTCAAAAGAGGAGCATATAGAGGATGAAAGGCATCAAGAAACAAAGAAGTAAACTCATGCTCTTTCACTCTGTTCTTCCATCACATCCAGGTAGTAGGTGATCCATTCAAATACTCGATCATACCCATTGTCCTCAAATACTTTGAGTGCATCACCTAAGAGACACAGCTCATGATATCCAAGAACTTGAGAGACAGAGTAAACATCAAGATGAAGAAGTGAGCAGCCGTAGATCTCCTCGCTGTATCCAATTAAATCCAGGTAAAAGTTCCAAAGAGTACAACTCTCATCGGTATTGTTTGCCCATTGATACAGCGTTTCAATAGCAATAAAGCTAGATTGCATCAAGATCACCTCCATGTTTTGAGTGACGTTTAAGACTGTCTGAATGACGCCTTGCTTGCCAGTCATTAGCAAATGATTGTATTTGTTGAGCAATCATCTGATCAGACCAACCAGCTTGAGAGCCAGTTGATTTGATCATGTCGATGCCAGCGAGAAAGTCTTTAGAACTATTCATACAAACACTGTGAAAGGTTGTTCAGGTTTGCACTCTAGTTCACCCTTGACCCATTGATCTAGTGCTACTTCGTACTGATGTTGTTCATCTAGTTCTCTGTAGTAATGATCTTCAATGGATTTAAAGTGTTGATCCTCTGGGCTTGAGTTGTACTTAGTCATACTGACCCCACGAATCGAAGGATGATAGATCAAAAATTGCATCATCTAATGATGACCACCAGTCCTGATCATCGGCTGGCTCAGACTCTCCAGGTTCTATAAGAAAGAACATTAGACCATCTTCACCATCTCTAGTTAGCAGTTGCCAACCAGTGTCTTCTTCTAAACAACTAGAGAACTTGTTAGCTCTACTAATGATTAGCTGTGGAAACCATCGTTCAAGGTACAGCCAAATTGATTTAATCATTTTGGTAAGTGGAAAGGACGAGTGATGTTGAGTCACTCAGTAAAGGCTAATTGCTTAGCCCTTAGAGAGTGCTTCTACTTTTTAAAACTGTTAGAAGTTGTTGCATAAAAGCTTGAGAACTTAGCTAGTGCTGGTTCTGAGGCTATTCGTGCTTGCTTTCCAAGAGTTTTGACATCAATGATTGCTTCAGTGAAGTGCTTGTTATGCTCCTTCACTCTCAGTTTGAAATCAGTTAGATACTGTTTCACTGTTAAGAAGCTTTCAGCAGCCATGTCACGTTCCTTAAGAGCTTTAGACAGTTGACGACGTAGTGAGGCGTTCTCTTCATCTGTTGATGCGAGGACTTCCTTCTCTAGTTGCCACTGATCCCAAAGCTCTTGTCGTGTCCAAGGCTTGCCAGTAGTCACGTTGACCTCGTTGAATGTCATGTCAGTTGAAAGGGTTGTGAACTCCTCTATTGTTGTAGTCATTAGATCAAAGACAATGATTACTTAACAATATGACAGATCAGTATTGCTTATGTATGGCTCCTAGTTTGGTCGACAAGCGCGCGCATAAAAAAAAAATAAATATATCCCTTGATAGATCTTTCGCCCGCTGTGGACGATTTTTGAAGTGGCACAGGGGGTAGATTTTTCCCGGGTATATGCGAAAGGTGCTCGAAAATTAGCAACAAATTATCTTTTGCTGGGCTTTCTCAGCCTTTTTAAGCACTTTCAACGCCTTTTCACGTGTCAAACACTGTTCAGCCTTCTTATTCAGCTTAAGGAGCTTTCTTTCCGCCTTCTTCAATACTTTCTTCTTTTGTTATCGGATCTATTACTAGCTACAGACTTAATAGATAAGTTACTTTTATTGTTATTAGTAGGATTATGGTCTTTATGATGAACATCTCCTTTAGGTTTCTTACCGCCGTTAACCTTCTTTATCAGTGCTAAAGCAGCGTTTCTACCAGCTCTTCTCTTCTTCTGCTCTGAAGAAGCGTGGTAGGTATCGTACTCTCTTCTATAGTCTCTAGTCATAGTATTCTTAAGAGTACTGTAGTGCCTTTAAAGTACTGCTATTAAAACTTTAAAGAAAACCCTTTTAAAAAGCTTTATAAGAATATTATACATAATAACAGGATCTAAACTTTACGTTCCTTCATAAAGGGTCCATCCAAGTAGCACCACTAGAACCTGCTGAAGCTGCTTTTTGGAGGTCTTCAAAGGTTTTAGCGTAACCAAGTACTCCTACGTTAAGGCCTCCTTCACCTTGAATAAACTGACGTTCTAGTTCCCACTGAGCTGCTTCTCTACTTTTTATTGCTTTTCGTTCTGTAAGAGCCATGTTTTCAGTAAAGTACTGAACAGCCATTGCAAGAGCATCAAGTCTATCGTCGTGCCTTATCGAGTTTTTCTCTTTGGAAATTCTCGTCATTTGCCAAAAGAGTTGAAACTGGGATCTGGTTTCGCTTGGGTAGCACTCAGTGGTAGAAATATCCTTAGCAATTATGTCGGTATCTACCATGAGCCTGTGTTGGTTCATGACTGGCTCAAGAGTATCAATAATCCTCGCTTCTTTTTGTTTTGTATGTCGGACCTCTTCGATACTGCATGGGTAGATGGTTCCAAGGTAACGCTTAAGAAGCTCACTAAACATACCGAGGCCGAGGTTACTTTCTACAAGTATTTCCTTGACCTTGTACTCCTTCGCAATGAGTGTAAGCTTTTTAAGGTTGGTCTCACTGTAACCACCTCTAAGGCCACCGGAAGCGAGGAGAAACAGGTTTCCATTGAGGTAAGCGACTACGGCATAGCCAAGCTCATCACTTCCCCTCCCACTAGGATCTATAGAAAGAACAACCCCCGTGTACTCAATAAATTCAGACCCGATCTGTCCAGGTTTGTAAAAGAGATCACCGTGAAGCCCTACTGAGGGAAGATCAAGAGCTTTATCACCGTTAGCACTCCAAACAACCCTGTCAGGGCCTTGTTCTCTATGAAGTCTAAAGATACATAAATCTTGAAGTTTGAGAGGGAATCTCTCTTCATCAGAGAGGCTAATATCTAGTAGGAACTGGAGGTTAAACGTGGACCTACCTATTGATTCCTTTCGGGCCTCTAGTTCCTCCCAATCGAACCTTCCAGGGTCTGTAGGGTGACCAGCTAGAGTTTTATCTTCATCGAGATCAGATTGGACTTTAGGAGCTAATCTGTCTCCGTAATAGTTTTTAAGTTTAGCTGCAGTAGGATATAGGGCAGGCCAGATTCGAGGAG